TATCCGTTTCTCTGCTGAACTAGACCAATGGTCTAGATCCAGCGTGTCTGGAGATCTTATTGATATAACATGGGATAGTCCTGTTATTATTGATATTGAAAATGTACAACTTGGTTGGCTAAAGTTAGCTGGTGGACGAGATTGGATTGTCTGGCCAAATAATGATCCGAAAAGAGGTGCAGAATTAAAACCAAGTGATGAATACAAACAAGGTTTTAATGTAAAATTTTACAGCACAAAGCTATTTGATGATGAACCTGTAAGGGAATTATCAGCAAATGCTGTTGGCGTATTTACCTTTATTAAAAATCTTTACGATCATTGCGAAAAGGATTTTGGTAAAGGCAAAGTACCAGCTGTAAAAATTACGAAATCAACACCGACAAAAATAGGTAAGGGATCTACAAAGATACCAAACTTTGAAATTGTTAAGTGGATTGACAGACCATCTGAAATAGATGGTGGTATGCCAAAAGATCAAACTATCGTTGAAGAACCTAAAACAGAAGAGTCGAATGTATTCAGCGATGATGAAATCTGATATAGAACCTAAATCCAAGCTTGATTGGGCAAAATGGTGGCATGGACAAGGCTTTAGCGTTGTTCCTGTTCATTATGTCAAAGAGGACGGAAGTTGTTCCTGTTCTCAAGGACATAATTGCCCATCTCCTGGCAAACACCCAGCGCCTAATCGCTGGGTTGTTTTCCAAGAAAGATGTGCAGATGTACATACGCTTGAGATGTGGTTTAATGGCAGATACAAAAATTATAATATTGGCGTTGTTACAGGCAAAGTGTCTGGCAATGTGTTTGCCGTAGATGTCGATACGGCAGAGGGAAAAGAGGGAGCAGATTCATTAATGGATCTGAACATGGCTCACGATGATTTTCCAGAAACATTAGAGCAAATGACAGGTGGTGGTGGACGACATTATTTATTTAAAGCACCAGAAGATAAAAGAATTATTACAGGAAAGAATACACTTGGATCTGGAATAGATACAAGAGGAGAGGGTGGCTTTATTGTAGTCGCTCCAAGTAACCACAAATCTGGCAATGTGTACAAAGTAGCACACTATGCCGATATGCACGAAAGTCCAGAATGGTTAGTTGAGTTGTTAGATACACCTAATTATCAATCTGAATCCTTGCAAAATGGTGAAACAAATATGTTTGGCGATTTTGTTGATGGTCGAGAGGGATACATGGTTAAGCTTATATTAGCTACAATTAGATCATGGTGGGGAATCAAAGGCGTATTGCCTACAGTAGATGATCTTGTCGATGAATGTTGGCCTATATATGAACGTAAAGCTAAAGCAAGAGGTCTTACATTATCACATGATAATCGTGGCATAGAATTATTTAAGCAAAGAGCAGCTTATCAAATCAAAAGAGCAAACAGAAAAGAATTAAAGATATTGCATGGTGTTGAACCAGCATCAGAAAAACACTTGGATAAAGCTCCTCCAAATGGTATTCAAGTGTCTGAAGAGTCGTTGGCCTTGGTCGCTCCTGTGCCAACGGCTTTTCACCTCAATATATCCGATTGGGGAATGGAGCGTTACGAGGGTAAAGCACCAGAACAAGAATGGTTAATAGAAAATATACTTCCTGTAAGAGTGCCAGGACTCATTGCTGCAATTGGTGGTCTTGGTAAATCTTATATATTATTAGACTTGGCGCTAAAGATTGCTGGTGGCGATGAAGTTATGCATACTGAACTTGCGTTTGGTGGTAAGGTTACGCATTACGGCAAAGTTGTTTTCTTTGGTGCAGAAGATAGCGCATCATCAATGCATCGAAGAATAGAAAGTATATCAAACGATTTGCTGAGAGAAAGAGCAAAGGATAATCTTTTTGTTATACCTATGCCAGACGCTGGTGGAACAAATCCTTTTATTACAAATTTTCAAGGACAATACACGGCTACAGAATTTTACAATAATGTACGAAAACAATTACTAGATATGGGAGACGTTGCTCTGGTTGTTATCGATCCATTGCAAGCTTTCGCCCATGCAGATATCAATACAGATCCAGCAGCTGCTCAATTCTGGTGGTCGCTTATGTCGGAGTTATGCGTTGCTATAAATGGTAACGTCCTTGTAAGTCATCATATGCGTAAGGACGGCACATTTTCTATCCGTAAGTCTACACAAGCAAGAGAATCTATTCGTGGCACTACGGCTCTTGTAGACGGAGCAAGATGGGTATACGGATTATGGAATATGCCAGAAAACGATGAAATCGTTATAGCACAAAAAATGGGATTTGAAGCTGGGCAAGGTGTATCTGTTTGTGGAGGTATTGTGAAAGTTAATGATCAAGCTGATATGTCTACACATACCTTTATAAGAGACAAAGGTGGTTTACTGATAGATCGTACAGGAGAAGTTGAATCTATATTAGACGCATCAGCTAAACTAGATAAAACACAAACACTTGCAGTATTTAACGAGATCGAGAAAAGGTGGAACAATGAACAACCTTTTGCGATAGGCAATAACACGCAAAGATCATTCCTTGCGTGGCTTAAATTAGAGTTCGGTATGCCTAGTAAAGCAGCTAAGAACTACCTACAGGCATGGCTGGATCAAGGCTATATACAAGTATCAACATTAGACGGACATAAAAACCTCAAAGGTTTGCGTGTCGTTAAACAACCAGACTAGGAGCGACTATGTTTTATAAAAAAGAAATAACTAAATTAATATACCTACAACAACAGATGGATAAGGATCTGGAAGAAATGCAAGAGGACATAACTTCTCTTGGTATTTTGCTTAATAAAGTCAATGATAAGTTGGAAAAAGCGTTACTTTCGCAAAACCAAAAAAGCGAAAGTAAGGGCATATTTGGCTTAAATAAGCGAAAGTAACCCCTGTTTTAGGGCAAATTCTGCGAAAGTAAAAAATGAAAAAGGCTAAAAATATGCGAAAGTATGCGAAATTGTGCGAAAGTAATGCGAAAGTAAACCCCCCATACCCCCTAGGTGTTACTTTCGCAACACCACCTTTAGGTGGTTTGTTGCTATCAGTAAACCTAAAAGGTGGCTTGTATGACTATTGTTAAAGGTAGTTGGGTTAAACTAAAAAATTCTCCAGGTTTCTTTGATAGTAAGCAAAGAGATAAAGTCATTAATGCAACATTGGACGCTTTGGATACTGTTGCAAGAGAATATGATCAGAAATGGGGAATAGATTCTTTGCCTATTCTGGTTAGTCCAAAAACTGCATCAAGATTTAAACAGGCAAGATTAAATCTGGATAACGCATTGAAATCAGAAGCGAGTATCAATGAAATCGTAGCTAAGTGTGAAGATCTAGAACGTGGCTACAAGATTCTTGAAAAAGAAGCTATTGAAAGAGGATATAAACCAGAAATAGATAAAGTCTGGTATATGATATCAGATAACCAAGAAAAGTTCGCTTTTATTAATGATCACCACAAAGCTATGTATGTCGATGATGGTTACAAGATTTATAACATGAGTGAAGTTATACGGATCATTGAATCTTATGAAGAGAATAATGGATTTGTCAAAGAAGCGAAAAAGACATTTCCGAAATCCGAGATCACGGAAATAACAGAAATTAAAGGAGGAATAGTTGAAGATGAAATCCCATTTTAAAAGCGATATAACGCCACGAGAGGAGTTTTGTCATAAAGTTGCTGACATTGTGGCCAATAAAAGAAACAATGAATATGGCGATCCTATGGAGGTTATCGAAAAGACGGCAAAGATGATGGAGTTGTTCTTAGACGCACCTTGGAGAAAACCCAATCAATTCGTGGCTACAGATGTTGTTGCATTTAACGAAATACAAAAGCTTGTTAGAAGATCTTACAATCCGTTGCACGAAGATTCTTATATCGATAATGGTGGTTACGCATCAATTGGCTATGAATATATAAAAAGATTTGCGTCAAAGATTAAAGAGATGATGAAAAAAAGGAGCAACTAATTCGTTGCTCCAGATGTTGATTATTGTTTGGATTTTTGTAATTGCTGCTTAACTTTATTTTCAACAAGATCGTCAAACCATTCGCTTTCCGTGATGATATCTAATTCATGTTGGACATAATCTTGCAAAGCTT